GTAAGTTGGCAGCATCACCTCCACATCAATAGAAGGGTATGAGTAATATGGTGGGATTATGTTGTATGTTCAAATCGCCGGATGTGTCATATCCGGCGTTCAGTCGATAATGTGTTACTGCGGTTCGGCAGGCGCGCCATCCTGGCTAGACTGCGCGGGAGCAGAGACGTTACCGCTGGTGGTGCGGGTATAGAGAATTTTATGCGTATCATTAGCGCAATGGCCGACGACCTGGGAATCAGGCTGATCAACCTGGTCATTGGGTACAATACTTAACGTGAAGCTGCTTTCGGGTACGCCATTATTGATAATGCGCTGTGATATATCGCTCTGTATGCGCTCACAGGATCCCGGCGCGGCGAGTACCGCGGGTGAGGCGAGGGCGAGCAGAAGCGCGGCACAGCAGGTTGAGAGTTTCATCATAAGCTCCTTACGCGAAGATAACTTCTTTAAGCATAGCATTTAACGTGTAAAGTACTGTATTTGCTACTATGATTGAGAATCATCTCTACTCTCTGGTGACTGTTGTGAAATACAAATTACTACCATGCTTACTCGCGATATTCCTCACAGGATGTGACCGCACAGAGGTAACACTTTCATTTACCCCTGAGATGGCCAGTTTCTCTAATGAATTCGATTTTGATCCGCTGCGTGGTCCGGTAAAAGATTTCACTCAGACATTAATGGATGAGCAAGGTGAAGTGACGAAACGTGTTTCTGGGACTTTGTCGGAAGAAGGCTGTTTTGATTCACTCGAATTACTGGATCTGGAAAATAATACCGTGGTCGCTCTGGTACTGGACGCCAATTATTACCGTGATGCCGAGACGCTGGAGAAGAGAGTACGTTTACAGGGAAAATGCCAGCTAGCAGAATTACCTTCTGCCGGGGTGAGTTGGGAAACCGATGATAATGGCTTCGTGATTAAAGCCAGCAGCAAACAAATGCAGATGGAATATCGCTATGATGATCAGGGTTATCCGCTGGGTAAAACCACGAAAAGTAACGACAAAACATTATCTGTCAGCGCCACGCCATCAACGGATCCGATCAAAAAATTAGATTACACAGCGGTTACTTTACTGAATAATCAACGGGTTGGTAATGTAAAACAGAGCTGTGAATATGACAGTCACGCTAATCCGGTGGACTGTCAGCTAATCATTGTTGATGAAGGAGTAAAACCCGCCGTCGAACGGGTTTACACCATCAAAAATACGATCGATTATTATTAATGCTATTGTGCGGTCGGCTTCAGGAGAGTCTGACCCGGTGTTTTGTGCTCTGCCAGATACTGATGCTGGAATATACACATGCGAATGGCATTACGATATTGACCATTAATAAAGAACTCGTGCATCAATTCACCTTCAACCGAAAAGCCAAGCTTGCGGTAAATGTGAATCGCTTTTTCATTCTCTTTATCAACGATCAGATACAGCTTATAGAGATTGAGAACGGTAAAGCCATAGTCCATTGCTAATTTGGCGGCACGGGTTGCCAGACCTTTCCCCTGATACTCCGGGGAGATAATTATCTGAAATTCTGCGCGGCGATGAACATGGTTAATTTCCACCAGCTCCACCAGACCGGCTTTTTCGCCGTCACATTCCACCACAAAGCGCCGTTCGCTCTGATCGTGAATATGCTTATCATACAGATCAGAGAGTTCAACAAAGGCTTCGTAGGGTTCCTCAAACCAGTAACGCATCACACTGGCGTTATTGTCGAGTTGATGTACATAGCGTAAATCTTCACGCTCCAGCGGGCGTAGCTTAACACTGTGGGCGCTTGGCATAACGTGTCCTTACATTCCTTAAATCAATAACAGGTTAGGGGGTAATAACGCGGCCAGTTCGACGGTCCAGGCAGCGCAAAGTATTGGGCTCCCAGTAGGCATTGATGTTGGCGCTTTGCTCACATTTATCGCGGTTATCAAAAGCGGCGTCGGCTTTATCCCACTCTTTTTCAGTGCGTTTATTCACTTTCTGGCGCAGATTGCGCGTGTCATTCCATTGCTCTTTTTCCATAGCGGCGTGCTGGCGGCTTTGTGCACTGTCGCCAGACTCAATCACCAGTTTGTTAGTTTCGGCATGAACAGTTGTGCTCAATGCCAGTGCGCAAGGCAGCAGAATAGCGAGCAGGCCGATTCGTTTGCTGAGAGTGATTTTCATAATTCATTCCCTGTATGAATGATTAAAGGTGATTCTACACCATCCACTGCGGACGCAAAACGTACCAGGAGGGTGTTTATATTGATGATATTATGTCGCCCTATAACTATACATGATGTCAATAAGAGACAAAGATGATTAAAACAACGTTACTATTTTTTGCTACTGCGCTGTGTGAAATTATTGGATGCTTTCTGCCCTGGTTGTGGTTAAAACGAAACGCCAGTATCTGGCTGTTGCTTCCGGCGGGGATTTCACTGGCGCTGTTTGTCTGGTTGTTAACGTTGCATCCAGCGGCGAGTGGGCGTGTTTACGCGGCTTATGGTGGCGTTTATGTCTGCACGGCGTTGATGTGGCTGCGCGTTGTGGATGGCGTGAAACTGACTCTTTATGACTGGACGGGTGCGTTGATTGCGCTTTGCGGCATGTTGATCATTGTTGCGGGCTGGGGGCGCACGTAGGAACATAAATCCATTTTATCAATAAGATAAGAGGAAGTGTCAGCTGACAAAAGGTATTCTATTTCATCTTTTGTCAACCATTCACAGCGCAAATATACGCCTTTTTTTGTGATCACTCCGGCTTTTTTCAATCTTCATACTTGTATGGTAGTAGCTCAGACGCGTAGATTTCATGCATCACGACAAGCGATGCAAGGAATCGAACATGAAGATCGTAAAGGCTGAAGTTTTTGTTACCTGTCCGGGGCGTAATTTCGTCACATTAAAAATCACCACTGAGGACGGTATTACGGGCCTTGGGGATGCCACCCTCAATGGACGTGAGCTTTCCGTGGCCTCTTATTTGCAGGATCACCTTTGTCCGCAGCTTATTGGTCGCGATGCGCACCGTATCGAAGATATCTGGCAGTTTTTCTATAAAGGTGCTTACTGGCGTCGCGGTCCGGTTACGATGTCGGCCATTTCAGCGGTTGATATGGCGCTGTGGGATATTAAAGCCAAAGCTGCCAACATGCCGCTTTACCAGTTACTCGGCGGCGCGTCTCGTGAAGGGGTGATGGTTTATTGCCATACCACCGGTCACAGTATTGATGAAGCTCTGGATGATTATGCCCGTCATCAGGAGCTGGGATTCAAAGCCATCCGCGTGCAGTGCGGAATCCCTGGTATGAAAACCACCTACGGCATGTCGAAAGGTAAAGGTCTGGCTTATGAACCCGAAACCAAAGGACAGTGGCCGGAAGAGCAGCTGTGGTCGACGGAGAAATACCTCGATTTCATGCCGAAATTGTTTGACGCGGTACGTAACAAGTTTGGTTTTAATGAACATTTGCTGCATGACATGCACCATCGCTTAACGCCTATTGAAGCGGCGCGCTTTGGTAAAAGCATTGAAGATTATCGCATGTTCTGGATGGAAGACCCGACGCCTGCGGAAAACCAGGAATGCTTCCGTCTCATTCGCCAACATACCGTCACACCCATCGCAGTGGGTGAAGTCTTCAACAGCATCTGGGACTGCAAACAACTGATTGAAGAGCAACTCATCGATTATATCCGCACCACGCTGACCCATGCAGGCGGAATTACCGGTATGCGCCGGATTGCCGATTTTGCTTCGCTGTATCAGGTACGTACTGGCTCACACGGTCCTTCCGATTTGTCACCAGTCTGCATGGCTGCGGCGCTGCACTTTGATCTGTGGGTCCCCAATTTCGGTGTCCAGGAATACATGGGTTATTCCGAACAAATGCTCGAAGTCTTCCCGCACAACTGGACTTTCGATAACGGCTATATGCATCCGGGAGACAAACCGGGTCTTGGTATCGAATTCGATGAAAAGCTGGCGGCGAAATATCCCTATGAACCTGCTTATCTACCAGTCGCACGTCTGGAAGATGGCACGCTGTGGAACTGGTAAGGAGTAAGATAATGAAAAGCATATTAATTGAAAAACCGAATCAACTGGCGATTGTCGAACGTGAAATACCCACCCCGTCAGCGGGTGAAGTACGAGTAAAAGTGAAACTTGCCGGAATTTGTGGTTCAGATAGCCATATTTATCGTGGGCATAATCCTTTTGCGAAATATCCGCGCGTCATTGGTCATGAATTCTTTGGCGTCATTGATGCAGTGGGTGAAGGCGTGGAAAGCGCCAGAGTCGGTGAACGTGTTGCTGTCGATCCGGTGGTCAGCTGTGGGCATTGCTATCCGTGCTCTATAGGTAAACCGAACGTTTGTACGACACTGGCTGTATTAGGTGTGCACGCTGACGGTGGTTTCAGTGAATATGCCGTGGTTCCGGCAAAAAATGCGTGGAAAATTCCTGAAGCAGTGGCCGATCAATATGCGGTAATGATCGAACCTTTTACCATTGCGGCTAACGTAACCGGACATGGTCAACCGACTGAAAATGATACCGTTCTGGTTTATGGTGCCGGTCCAATCGGCCTGACGATCGTTCAGGTATTAAAAGGCGTCTATAACGTTAAAAATGTGATTGTTGCCGATCGCATTGATGAACGACTGGAAAAAGCGAAAGAGAGCGGGGCTGACTGGGCGATTAATAACAGCCAGACACCGCTTGGCGAGATTTTCACTGAAAAAGGCATCAAGCCGACATTAATTATTGATGCGGCTTGTCATCCTTCTATCCTGAAAGAGGCCGTAACGCTGGCTTCTCCAGCGGCACGTATTGTATTGATGGGTTTCTCCAGTGAACCGTCTGAAGTGATTCAGCAAGGAATTACCGGAAAAGAACTCTCTATTTTCTCTTCACGCTTAAATGCAAATAAATTCCCGGTCGTTATCGACTGGTTAAGTAAAGGGTTAATTAAACCAGAAAAATTAATTACCCATACGTTTGATTTCCAGCATGTTGCTGATGCCATTAGTTTATTTGAACAGGATCAAAAACATTGCTGCAAAGTCTTACTCACTTTTTCTGAATAATACCAATAACGGCGAGTAAGTAGTACGCATCTTACCTCTTTTTTAGAGATAACCATTATGACAATAGAAAAACACGAAAGAAGCACTAAGGATTTGGTGAAAGCAGCAGTATCGGGATGGCTGGGCACTGCGCTTGAATTTATGGATTTCAAGAGTCATGCGTGTTAACTGTTTGATAAATATTAAATTAATTTTTCATTGCTTCGTTATGGGGCATGGTTGGGGCAAACTCGCTTAACTGTGTATTTAACAAAGCTACCTGTGCATTATTGTTTTCAGACATCCATTTTCCGTATACCTGAAATACCATTTGCGCATCTGCATGGCCCATCTGGTTTGCTATAAATGCCGGGTTAGCACCAGCTGTCAGCGACCAGCAGGCATAAGTATGTCTCGACTGATATGATTTTCGATGGCGGAGTCCGGCACGTTTTATCGCTGCGTCCCACATCTGCCTTATTGAGTCAACGGTAAAATGGTCACCATAATTTTTTACTCTCGCTGACACTTCAGGTTGAAAAACAAAGGTGCATTTTTGTTTTTCTGTTCTGCCATACTCTCTGAGGTGAACATCAATGATATGCTCTTTGCTCAGTCTCGTTAATGTCATCTGACTCCGGAGAGCGTCGATTGCTGGCTTAATAAGATGAATGACCCGATTGGTTCCCGCCTGTGTTTTTGGTACCGTGAAACGGTCTTTTGCTAAATTTCTCCTGATCATCATTGTTCCATTTTTCAGATCTATGTCCTCCCATCCAAGTGCACACAGCTCACCAGGGCGAACGCCAGTATAAACAGAAACACACCATAAATTTTTGGCTTGCTGATTTCTGCACGCATCGATAAGACGGATGAATTCCTCCCGCGAAAGAGGATCCGGAATGGTTCTTGATTCCTTTAATGGCGAGATCCCCTTAAACGGATTATCTGCCAGGTAACCGTTATCAACACCAAACTGGAACACGGCGTTAAGATTTGTCATGTAATTATTTACAGTTACAGCCGATCTCCCTGGTTGTGTAACAATATAGTTACTTTTGGGGATCTGGTATCCAGTCAGTAGCTCTTTACGAACCTCCAGTAATTTTTCTTTATTAATCGATGAGGCAAGATTTTTTTCACCGATTATGCTCAGGATATTTTTGATGACGGCACGGTATGTGTTGAGTGATGTTTTGGCGACTTCAGTTTCTTTCAGTGCCAGAAATTTTTCAGCCAGTTCTTTTATGGTTAAATCTTGTCGGGCCTCACCAAATTTTTCCAGATTGCGTGAGGAGGGAAACTGTTTTGCATAGTCGAAAACACCAGTTTTTATTGCGTAACAAACAGAGGAGCGTAGTTCACCTGCAACGCGCCTGTTTTTTGCTGTGTCAGGAACCCCCAGATTTTCCCTGACTCTTACGCCTTTATAAACAAACCAGATACGTAATTTCCCTCCATGGTTTTCCACGCCTGTCGGATATTTCATTTCAACTTCTCTCATTAGTTAGTGTGGCTTTTAGTCAAGTAAGATGACGTCTTGGTCTCGCTGATGCCTGGCGCTCAATCCAGCGATCAATTTCTTCCAGGTTGTAAAAGCATGGACTGTTATCCCATGGCATACCGTCATGAGCGACATGCTTATATTCCCTTCCTTCCATAAACGATTTTTCCCGGGCCTTTTTTAACGTACCTTTTTTTATTCCTTTCAGCGCAATTAACTGCTCTTCGGATACCCATTTGCCGGGAGAGACAATCATGATTACTTCGCTCATCGATTTCTTTATCTCTTACATCAGACGAGCGCCGGTTGCAGAATACCAGTCACAACCGGCGACAGTTGAACATTAAGAATCAGCCTTACTCGGGATCAGTTTTTGCCAGATAACTGAAACGTATTTTGCCTGGTAACGGGCGTCATCAAGTGCATTATGGCGCTCACCTTCGAATGGAATAGCCGTTCTGGCATCGAAGTCTATGGCTTTCCCCAGCTCAACGATTGTGCGTACATCGCGATCGTTGTAGTAACGCCACGGGCAGGGGATCCCCTGCCGTTCGTATGAACGGCGCAAAATCGTGTTGTCGAAGTTGGCTCCATTTCCCCAAACCTGAACAAAAAATTCACCGGAGTTTTCGTCGATAAATTCCCGTAATTGTAACAGTGCATCATCTAACGGGATTTCATCGGTCATAATGGCAGATTGCGCTTCGCGTGATTGCTTAAGCCACCATTTAATGGTGTCCCGATCAATGACTCCGCCAGCAGTTTCCAGATCGATAGTCTTACTAAATTCCGGTCCCATATCTCCGGTTTGCGGATCGAAAAATATTGCACCTATTGAGATGATCGGGGCATCAGGATTTTTTCCCATGGTTTCAAGGTCGATCATTAGATGGTCACACGTCCTGCTGGTGGATGTGATTTCGTGATGACCGTTCACCTTAATTGAGTGATCTGCCGTCTCGCCAGTTTCATTATCGCTATTGTGATGCTGATTGCCGCCAGTGTTCTCCTTGTGTGGATGTTCAGCGCCTTCCATTTCCTCCGGATCATCTTCCTGAACTTCAACCTGATACTCTTCATCGAATGTTTCTTGGTATGTTGCGTCGCCCATCACCGCGCCACAATCAGGGCAGTTGCCGCCGCCGGTCTGACCGCAGGCGGTGCAGACTTTTTCCACTTCCTGTTGCGCCACTGGTTCAGGCTGTTTCGTTTCTGGCTCGTTTTGTAACGCATTTGTGCTGTTTTGTTCCGCTTTTTGGTAGTTCCGTTCCGATTCATGCTGGTTCTGGTTCACAGAATCGCGGGTCTGGATCCCCTTAACCCATTTCGGATCATTCGGGTCACTAATCCCTTCAACAAATTCACCACGTGATGCAGCAAGCAACTTATCGGCGTCAGGCTGGCTGATATTGGCTGCCTGCATAATTTTGTTTACTTCGTCAGCGGTAACTTTTATCGGCTCTGGTTGTTCTGAATCTTCAGCGGTATCTACATTTTGCGGTAAGCCCGTGTATGTGCCATTTTTTCGGGCAAAATATTCTTCTTTTGTGATTTCAGTGGCGCCAGCAGCCAGTGCCTTATCCAGACCAGAAAGTTTGTTTGCGCGACCGTATTTTTCTCCGTCCTTATCTGCGAAGAGGAAATAGAACGGCCCCTCACGCTCTACAGATGGTTCAGCTTCCGGCGCGGTTTCATTTTTTGGGATATCAGATACCTCAGTTTCCACTGCATCAGTTTGTGTTTCTGATGACTGGAGAACATCAACAGTGCCCAGGTCTGTTTCTTCATTCTCAAACACGCCCTTTGTCGTCAGGTATTCGCAGATATATTTGTTCAGTGCTATGGGATCTTTGTGAATGTCGATCGGACGCTCACGGACAAGGCCAAAAATAGTCTGGCGGTCGTAGCGAAGGGCATCAGGCTGTTTGCGCATTGATGCCGAGATACGCTTCCAGTCTTCGCGGTCGTTGTCGATAACTTCTTTTTTTGCCCAGCGATGGATGCTGCCGTCAATGTTTCCGGCATCCACATCACCAGGCCAGAGAGCGTAGGCCAGTTCGTCATCCGTGTTTTCCATGTCTGCTTGTATTCGCGATGAATGGCAGCAATGACCGGGCTGATTTTTCCTGTTGAATTTTCAGTGTACTGTTGATTGGCTCTGGCGCGGGCGAGATCAACAACAGACGTGTATTTTCCGGTTTCCTTGCGTTCACCTTCGCGACGTTTTTTCCAGATGCGCATCTCTGCCTGAATTTCGGGCCATTTAGCACCAGGAATACATTTATGCTTAACCCACCCAATGGCGTGCAACTTAAGCTCCGGATACATGGCGTTAACTTCTGGCATTTTCATCAACGCTTCAACGATATGTCCGTCGAATGTTGCCATGTCTTCCTGCAACAATTCCTGTGCGCTAATAACCATATCAACGGTGATGTTTTCACATGTGTCGAACTTAACCATGACAGCGTTCTGTACTTCAGGGGCCAGCTTGTCAAAAGTGACGTTCATCGGATCGGATTCAGTCTCAACCGGGACAAAAGAAGCAGACTCCTCATCCCAGCGGTTTTCCTGCATATATTCAGCATCCCATGAATCGAGGGCAGGGCGGGGTATGCCAGGTTTATCCTCGCAGACAATAAATTTATAAGCGCAGTCCTGAGCAGCCGGATAATGTTCCAGGAACTGCCAGTGAAATTTTGCTCGAGCACGGCGTTCGTCGCCAGCTTCAATGGCTGTGGCTACAGCCACAGCGCCTTCTTCCCTTGTTGCCAGTTCGTCAGGAATAGCGGCGCAAATAAAGACTTTACTCATTTTGTTTTAACCTCATGACAGATTTAAGGATGAACAAATCCCTGCCATTGCTGGCATATAAGAATGAAACCGGATATTTATTACGGAACTGTTTTAAAGACCTGCCGGGATTTCGATATTATCCTGGTGAATAACTTTATCGACCGGGTAACAGTTACCGGGAATTTTCTGTTCGGTTGCTGCAGTCATACACTCCTGCATTGTCCTGTGAACACTGACTGCAATATCAACTGGCTCTCCGGAAACAAGAAAAACTGTCAGAACAAGCGCAAATGCTGAATTCATTGTGCACATCCTTTTGGCATCAGACGTAAACGAGCCAGCATTGAAACAATGCATATTTTATTTAATAGCTCCCGTTCTTGTTTTCTCTTGTTAATGGCATCTTCAGTAAATACAGGGTTACTGATAGTGACACCAATTTCAAAACAACCTTCAGACGTATTAACGTTTGGTAATAACGTTTTCATTATCGCGTCCTCAACAATGAATTTTGTGATGCAGTGCCTGGTGCCTCCAGGTGACGTTAACCAGTTAACAATTAACGCCGGATACAGAGAATCCACCCATAACACTGTTTTTGGTTTTAACTGTTCCGCGTGCGCTTAGCCGCATTCACCGCATCACAAAATTCACTTTAAAAACGGCGGCAGAGCAGTCACGGAGTAAAACTGATACCGCCAAACGTCACCAGAAAATTGATAACAGAGGGCGTTGCAGCGGGGTTGTCACTTAAGCGTATGGTCAACCTGACAACTCGGTGTCCTCAACGGGGAAGGAATAACCCCGCCATACTTACCGCCGCGCCATTTCGCGGGTTGCCACAACCGGAAGCGCACGGTCGAATTAAATTTAACGACACCGTACAGTGAGACGAACTTCGCCGTGCGCTTTCGTGTTGTGTGCCTGCTTTTAACCACGTCAGGCGAGGTGGTATCCTTCTTATTCCGAATAACCAAGAAGGAAATCTATATGACTAAAGAAGAATTTGTCTCTTATATTTTTGATAAAACGGTTGAAATGTATGCCGCTACTTACGGGTCCTGTAATCCTCTGAATAAACCAGAGGGGAAAGATGATTTCGACAAAATTTACCGCTTCTTGGAGGACCGCTATATCAAAAGGTTAGAGGACGCAGGGATCAAATCCCCAGTGAAGTCACCATTGTCCTGAGAACTTGCAGGACGTCATGATCGTAACTTCCATCCAAACCGCGACGGCAAATTGCTTCTCGTATTACCGGAAGCAGTTCGCTGGAAATCTCGGTGCATATTTCACCTGATAATACGCCTGGCTCAAGTGAGAATATTGGTGAACTTACGGTCTTGGTCTCGACAGTTTCAGAGTCAGTGCCAACATTATAAAGCTCAACGAAAGCGGTCTTGATTTTCCGGGCCAGATCTTTTGCTGGCTCGCTTGCAATATCTTTCCCGATTTCTCGCAGCACAGAATGCAATGTATGAGCTGCTGTTTTCTGTACATCAGACGGTAAATCTTTAAATTCCATCGTCAGCCTCATCAGTCAGTGTTTCTGGCTAACCAGCAACGCGCGCCAGATTCGGTTTTAAACGTTTTGCTTTTGGTATATGTCATCGCGGTGAACGTACCGTCCTGGTTGGGGAACACGCCACATACCAGAGATTCGCTGTTGCCAAGATCGATAGTATCCATGCTGACCTCATTTCCCCTTAACGCTGGGGTAGCGGAACTGTTTGCTGAGAACACCGTGCGGTGTGTTGATGCAAATAATATTAGCTATGACTAACATATAGGTCAAGTGATTTTGTATGTTATGGCTAACATAATTGATGTGGTAAAAGATAACTCATTGATGATGTTATCTTTTATTTGTCCGCTGACGGGCTTTTAGTAATTCTTCAAAGAGTTTATTGAAGTTTTTTACTCGAGCTCGCATTTCGGCGAGCTGGGTATCCTGTTCTGATTCTGGCAGTGCATTAAACAGCTCAAGGAGCTCTAGTTCTTTGGGGGATAAGGCAACTGGCTTCTCAACAGGTGGTGTTGGTTGCTTGTCTTCATCGCCAAATAGAATCCATGTTGGTGAGCATTGCAATACTTTGCTGAGGGCAAAAAGGTTCTTCCCTGTAGGTTCACTATCATCCCGTTCCCATTGTGATACAGACACATGGGAGATTTTCAGGGCTTTAGCAAGAGACCTTTGGGTGTGTTTGAGGTTTTTCCGACGATACCTAATGCGTTCGCCGATAGTTAAATTTTTTGTTTCCATAGTTAGCTAATGCTAAATCGTATTGACTATGTTTTTGTTAACATCTATTTTGTTAGTCATGACTAACAATAAAGGTGTTTTAAATGCTTAAAACTGACGCTCTTTTGTATTTCGGTTCAAAAACAAAACTTGCACAAGCAGCAGGTATTCGTTTGGCTTCGCTTTATAGCTGGAAAGGGGATTTAGTTCCCGAAGGTCGCGCGATGCGTCTACAGGAGGCATCTGGCGGGGAGCTTCAGTATGATCCCAAAGTTTATGATGAATATCGTAAGACGAAGCGGGCGGGGCGGTTGAACAATGAAAATCACTCCTGAACAGGCTCGTGAGGCTCTGGATGCCTGGATATGTCGACCAGGAATGACACAGGAGCAGGCGACGATATTAATCACTGAAGCATTCTGGGCTTTGAAAGAGCGCCCGAACATCGATGTTCAGCGTGTCACAGATGAAGGTGGCGCGGTTGATCAGCGAGCGCTTGGCGTTAATCGAGTGAAGATATTCGAACGCTGGAAGGCTATCGACACCAGGGATAAGCGTGAAAAGTTCACGGCGCTAGTGCCTGCGATTATGGAGGCTATCCGGATTAGTGATTTCAGGTTGTATCGTGAGATCAGTGATGGAAAAAGTATTACGTACATGATCGCCGGGTTAAATAAAGAATATGGCGATGTGGTGGAATCCGGACTGCTTTTTGCAGATCCTGCCGTTGTAGATCGTGAAACTGACGAACTTATAGAAAAAGCAATTGCTTTCAAGCTTGCGTATCGACAGCAATACCAACAAAAAGCTGGATGGAATTATGAGTCTTCTTTTTGCTGAACGCCCACTGGTTATAAACACGCAGCTGGCAATGAAAATTGGCTTAAACGAAGCCATTGTTTTGCAACAACTGCACTACTGGTTGAGAGATACCAACTCCGGCATGGAATGTGATGGTGTTCGCTGGATTTATAACACAACGGAACAATGGCTGGAACAGTTCCCATTCTGGTCAGAGTCAACGTTAAAGCGCGCGTTTGCAAGTCTGAAAACGCTGGGGCTTTTGCGTTGTGAAAAGCTCAATAAATCAAAGCGCGATATGACCAATTTCTACACGATCAACTACGGGAGCGAGCTTTTAGATGGTGGCAAATTGAGCGAATCCATCGGTTTAAAATGCGCCGCTCCATCAGGTCAAAATGACACGATGGAAGAGGTCAAAATGAAACGCTCCATTGGTTCAAAACGACTCAATGTCATCGGGTCAAAATGGCCTGATGATCTTACAGAGAATACAACAGAGATTACTACAGAGAATAAAAAGACTTCTCGTCCGGAAGCTTCACAACCGGACCCGCAGACGGTTGAACAGGATTTTTTAACCCGACACCCTGACGCGGTTGTGTTCAGTGCGAAAAAACGCCAGTGGGGCAGCCAGGAAGATTTGGCGTGTGCGCAGTGGATCTGGGGGCGAATCGTGAGTCTTTACGAGCAGGCCGCCAGCGATGATGGCGAGATTTCGCGACCGAAAGAACCCAACTGGACCGCATGGGCCAACGACGTGCGCACAATGCGGATGCTGGATGGCAGAACTCACAGACAAATTTGTGAAATGTTTGGTCGGGTGCAGCGGGATCCATTCTGGGTAAAAAATATCATGAGTCCGTCAAAGCTTCGCGAAAAATGGGATGAACTGGTTATCCGCCTGGGGCGTTCGTCTGTACAGCGTTGTGTGAATCATATTTCTGAGCCGGATACCGAAATTCCGCCGGGCTTCAGGGGGTAAGTGTTAATTTCTGGTCATGAGGTAATTTTCAGGAGGGCTTGTGGCAAAAGTTTTTACACAAGAAGAGCGGGAAAAAATTAAAGGGCAGGTTGTTGAACTCGTACGCCAGAGTGGGCGCGAGACGTTACGACAACTGGAAACTAAAACTGGGGCAACAAGATATCTGATGAGCGTTCTGGCCAGAGAGCTGGTTGCCAGTGGCGATGTATACAACTCTGGTTACGGGTTATTCCCGTCTGAACAGGCGCGTAAGGACTGGCAAAATGCCCGTAAAAAGCTCTCAAGGGCAAAGCCGAAGAAACCATCTGCGGTTGATCCGGACCTTATCTGGTCATTACCAGACGGAGAAATACGCCGCTACGACAGGCGCCTGAATATAATCTGTCGCGAGTGCCGGAAGAGCGAAGCTATGCAGCGTGTACTGGCTTTCTATCAGGGTAATTTTCAGGAGGCGGTACTGTGAGTGAAATTAGCTATCAGGCTTCAATTGCCGCTGGCATTCGCATCAAAGGAGAGGAGCATGGAAATAAAACCAGAGGATTAGTTAAGCAATATCGTTTTATTTCCGATAAAAGAGGATGACCCTCGTAATCAGGTTAATTTTCTTTATGAGCCATCGGAAAGACCATATTGCCATCACGCTTCTGTCCGGGTTGACGAAAAAGAGCGTCAGGTCCGCTGTAAAATCTGAGGTGCAGTTGTGGAGCCATTTGACTGGATGCTCTCTGTGGCGAAAAGAGAAACCAGACTGGCAGATGATGTAAGGCTCTTGCGCCAGGAGGAACGGGAAAGGCGAAAAAATATAGAAAAGCTAATTCAGATTGAGCGTAACGGGAAAGCGCGGATACGCAGGGTGACAAAATCCAGAACTGAATAATTAAATTTAGCACTGTTAAAAATTTAATCCTTAACCGGAGGGATTTCTGCACCCTCAGAACATCAGGAGGCCGCCCGAAAGGGCGGTAGTTAAATGCGAAAGTTTAAAATAATTATTGAAACGGGAATAGCCGGTGGAGATTTCGAGGATGAATTCGAAGTGGATAATGATGCGACGCCTGATGAAATACATGACGAAGCAAAAGATATTTTCTTTAACTACTGCAATTAATCATATCACGAAATAAAAGACGAAGAGGAAGAACAAAATGGCTGATTTTGGTTCAACTAAATACAACGTCGGTTTTGAAGAATGGCATGAACTGTTAATGGACTATGCAGAGTTACGTGGTGGCAGTGCTGCTGATGCTGAAGCATGGCGTGATGATTATGAAGCAGGAAAAACTCCGGTCGAAGCATATTGTGATGAGTGGGGCGATGAATGAGCGAGGTTAATTATCAGGAAGGGCATGAAACGGCGGGGCAAGCAAAAACAGTGGCATGGCGATATCGCTACGTGAAAAAAAGGCGTTACGGACTTTCAGGGGAAGTAGTGGTCTGGTGACTGGAAATATGTACCGAAAAAAGAGGATTGTAACGATAGGCCGAACTATGAAATTCAGGCCTTATTCACTGCCCCGCCAGTCCCGGTTACATCAGAAGAACTGGTTAAAGCTGTGCACTTTTATGAACAACTAAAACGCGAAAATCCACCAGCATCCGGAAACCTGATTACAGGTTCCCAGATAAGGCAATGAGCTACCTGGCGCAGAACGGGCTGATAAGTATGGGGAATGTTTTACGATGAATATTTAGACTAAAGAGTTTGTAACGCTATGTAAGTGATTTTTTCTGGTTTAGATATTTATATGTCCGGCTAAATTGAGGTGTGTTTAAATGTTATTGCACATTGATTGTAGGGGGAATAATGAAAAACGCATTGCAGTTTTTGTTTGTTGCGTTCTGGTTGTTCGCATCATGTATGCCCATCATCTTCACAGCAAGGTATATGGAAAAAGTTGATGTTTTGATATTAATATTTGGATATATAAATGCCCTTTTTTTAGGGGTGTTCATGGCGGTCATGTGCATTGAATACTGGCGGTAAATACAGCGAACTCCATTGGTTTAGTTGGATATTTACTGTGCTGGACAAAACGGTTTGCGGGGAAATCTTAGTTAAGTAGAATGACTGCGGGTGCTTGAGGCTATCTGCCTCGGGCACGAACACCAACGGCAGGTAGAGAAAAGCCCCAGTTAACATTACGCGTCCTGCAAGACGCTTAACATTAATCTGAGGCCAATTTCATGCTAGACACATGTAGGTTAGCCTCTTACGTGCCGAAAGGCAAGGAGAAGCAGGCTATGAAGCAGCAAAAGGCGATGTTAATCGCCCTGATCGTCATCTGTTTAACCGTCATAGTGACGGCACTGGTAACGAGGAAAGACCTCTGCGAGGTACGAATCCGAACCGGCCAGACGGAGGTCGCTGTCTTCACAGCTTACGAACCTGAGGAGTAAGAGACCCGGCGAGTGAGAAATCCCTCGCCACCTCTGATGTGGCAGGCATCCTCAACGCACCCGCACTTAACCCGCTTCGGCGGGTTTTTGTTTTTATTTTCAACGCATTTGAAGTTCTGGATGGTGCCGGAATAGAATCAAAAATACTTAAGTAGCGCGCAGGGATAAGAGGGATGGTCCCTTAAAGGGGAGAGCTAATTATCCGGAAGGATTCTGATGATGAACATCGAAGAACTGCGTAAAATTTTTTGTGAAGATGGCCTCTATGCTGTGTGCGTTGAAAATGGAAATATTGCTAGTCATTACCGCATTGTGTGTTTGCAAAAAAATGGGGCTGCGTTAATTAATTTTGTGGATGCCCGAGTGACGGACGGATTTATCTTGCGCGACGGTGAGTTTGTCACTTCATTACAGGCATTGAAAGAGATCGGAATAAAAGCTGGCTTTTCTGCTTTTTCAGAAGAATAAACTCATCTACAATCTTGCGCGGGGCTGAACTCCCGCTGAGTAACACCGTGCCACCGGAGAAAACCGATGGCACGCAACGCAAAATATTACAATCATGATAATTCGACCGTTCTTGCCCACACGCACGAGCGGTATTCTCACACATTTAAGTCAGACTGGTACCAGCATCCCCCATGCACTGAAGAACAGGCCGAATGGCTCATTCAGTGTTACCGCAGGCGCGGATGCGAGGTTAAAAAAGCCCTTAGCCTCGACTACCGTCACTGGATAATCTCCGTCAGGCTTCCTTACTCCGAACGCCCACCGCGTCCGTCCCGCACATTCCAGCAACGCATCTGGAGGTAACGTGCGGGTATTACTTCGACCTGTTCTGGTACCGGAACTCGGGCTGGTGATCGTTAAGCCGGGCCGTGAATCCATGCCGGTATTCCACAATACCCGGTTACTGGTGGAGCCGGAACCGAAAAGCATGCGTAATCTGCCGTCCGGGGTCGTCCCTGCCGCTCGCCAGCCGCTGGTGGAAGACAAAACATTGCTGCCGTTTTTCAGTAACGCACGGGTGATTCGTGCTGCTGGTGGTGCTGGTGCATTGTCTGACTGGCTGTTGCGCCATATTAAATCCTGCCAGTGGCCACACGGCGATTATCATCACAGCGAAACCGTCATTCACCGTTATGGTACCGGCGCAATGGTGTTGTGCTGGCACTGCGACAACCAGCTGCGTGACCAGACATCCGAATCACTCGAGCAACTTGCTCATCAAAACCTGTCAGCATGGATGATTGACGTCATCGGTCACGCAATAAGCGGTACGCAGGAGTGTGAATTATCTCTGGCTGAATTATCCTGGTGGGCTGTCCGCAATCAGGTGGCGGACGCGCTACCGGAAGCGGTATTACGTCGTTCGCTGGGGTTGCGTGCGGAAAAAATCCGCTCAATGTACCGTGAAAGCGACATCGTACCGGGAGAGCAGACCGCCACCAGCATACTGAAACAGCGCACAAAAAATCTTGCGCCGCTGCCTCACGCCCACCAGCAACAGAACCCACCACAGGAAAAGACGGTGGTCAGCATTGCCGTTGATCCTGAGTCTCCGGAATCTTTCATGAAACGACCTAAACGTCGCCGCTGGGTTAACGAGAAATACAAACGCTGGGTGAAGACACAGCCGTGTGCGTGTTGTGGTAAGCCAGCCGACGATCCCCATCACCTGATTGGTCATGGTCAGGGCGGAATGGGGACAAAATCTCACGATATTTTCACGCTACCGCTGTGTCGGGAGCATCACAACGAGCTTCATGCGGATCCTCTGGCGTTCGAACAAAAGCATGGTTCTCAGGTTGATTTAATTTTTCGTTTTCTTGATCACGCCTTTGCAACTGGCGTGCTTGGGTAAAAGAGGTGACTGATGCTCATAGATTTGGTTTTACCTTACCCGCCGACGGTGAACACTTACTGGCGACGCCGTGGCAGCACATATTTTATCTCGGAGGAGGGAAAGCGTTATCGCCGGGCTGTGGCGCTTATTGTTCGCCAGCAGCGGCTGAAATTAAGCCTGTCCGGAAGGCTGGCGATAAAGGTGATTGCAGAGCCACCGGATAAGCGTCGTCGCGACCTGGACAATATCCTGAAAGCACCGCTGGATGCGCTGACGCATGCGGGAGTGTTAATGGACGACGAGCAGTTTGATGA